ATTACCACCCGAATTTATATGGTCATCATGTAAAAATAACGAAGCTCTCACATTTTTACAACAACATTATCTAGGCAACTCATTTTTCAAACTTTATTACACACCAGAAATACTTAAATGGTCAATCGATAACAGTGTAGCAATTCGTAAACTTACAACTAGAGAGTTGGTTGGGTATATCACAACTACAGATGTAGATGTACGCATAGATGATAAAGTTATGAAAATGGCACAAATCAATTATCTATGTGTCCACGAATCATATAGAAATTATGGATTTGCGCCTATTCTTATAGATGAAATTAAAAGACGAATCGCACTCAAAAATATATGGCAAGCTATATACACCGCCCATATAAATATTCCGACACCCATATCGAAATCGTATTATTGGCATAGGTTTCTAGATGTTAAACATCTTATAAAAACCAAATTTCATCAATCAAGTCATACTCGTGAACATTATCATGAAGTTCGTGGACCATGCAAACATACGTGGAAAAAAATGACTATTAAAGATATACCTAAAGTGACTAAGATTTTACAGGAACATAATGAAAAGTTTAAAATTGCACCAGTTGTAAACGAAGAATTTGTAAAGAAGCGATTATTACCCATACATTCATACGTAAGTGAGATGACGGACGATTTCATTTCATTCTATGATATTCCGTGTGAGCGTTCAGATGGTTCCGATGTTGTCAAACAAGCCTATAGATATTTTATGGTTGGAGATGTTTATAATGACGCCTTTCTTATCGCTAAAAATTTAGGGTATCATGTATTCAATAGCGCTGAAGCAGGTGTATCAACAGAACTTCTTGAAAAAATGAAATTTGTCAAAGGAACTGGGTATGTGTACTATTATCTGTTTAATTGGCACCTTAGTGAAGCGATCGAACCTAAAGAAATAAACCTTATTCTTCCATAAGATGAAATGGAAGTAATTCGTAAAAATCATAATGATGCCAAGAGAAATCTTATCCAGTCTGTTTCAAAAGAAGGTGAACACATTCTTGATGTAGGGTGTGGTTTCGGTGGAGATCTTCAAAAATGGCACAAGTGTGGGGTGAACATTAACATGTGTGACCCAGAGCCATCAGCTCTAGAAGAGGCTCGTTCACGTGCAAAAAATATGCACATGCGCGTGAACTTTTATGAGGGTGATATTCATAACTGCCCAAATAGAGCGTTTAATATCGTGTGTTTTAACTTTTCACTGCATTATATTTTTGCCAGTAAAGGTTTATTTTTCAGTTCTATTCGTGAAATAAAAAAGAGGGTAAAACCTGGTGGACTTCTTATAGGTATCATTCCAGACTCTGAAAAAATTATTTTTAAAACACCACTCATTGATGAAACGGGTAATTTTTTCAAACTAAAAGACCATGGAAATGGTGGTTTTGGTGAAAAATTATTTGTAAACCTGGTCGACACACCTTATTATGCGGATGGACCAAAATCAGAGCCAGTGGCTTTTAAAGACCTTTTGGTCACACATCTAGAAGAGTTGGGATTTAGCTTACAACTTTGGGAAGGACTAACAGGGAATCCCATCTCAGAGTTATATAGTAAATTTATCTTTGTATATAAGAGATGATAGCTTTGATTATATTATTATTAATCAATTTAGTTATTCTTTACACGACTAGAGAACCCCAGGAGCTTGTCGAAGTAAAGGAGAAGTATCGTATTCTTAGAGAACACATTCGTGACACAGGAAATGAAAAGTTTAAAATGCTTGTTCGTCCTACACCGATAACCGGTTTGAAGAGAATGAACGGCTCTGTAGGATCCAATACAAACAAAGGGGGTGAAATAGTTTTATGCTTAGATGGCAAAACAAATGAGATTTTTCATGTTCTTATACATGAATTGGCTCACTCAACAGTAGATGAATATTCTCATTCACCAGAGTTCTGGAAAAATTACGTTGAACTTCGAAATATATGCGTACATCTAGACATTTACCAGCAGATACCACAGAGAACAGAATTTTGTGGTCAGCATATTCAGGATAAATAATCTCACTCTAGTTTAAATGAAGACACCAGTGAACATTTTACTCACTGCCATCGCGTATTGGTTGGCTTTGTATGCTACAACCCTTGTACCCCTCGTGTCTAAGAACTACTACGTGAATCTCGTATGGATGACTGTAATGATACCAAATATCATTCGTTTTGCAATTGGTAATATTCCCAGACTCGCTGTAGACAGGGTATTCTTCTTGTCTGCTACATTCATTGCGTTAATTGCTACTTTCTTTATCAATCAAATTTCTGGTGAGACTAAGGATGCTATTACCGACCACACAGCTGACACTAATAAGAAGCTTAAATTGAGCGCCTTATTAGCGGGGACATTCACTATTGGTGTACTCGCGACGTATTATTCGGGTATTGATAACTCGATTTATAGTAATATGGGTTGGGAACGACCTGTTTAGGGCTTAATGACATAGTCCTTTACAATGTAAAAAGCTATACCAGCTACGACACCTGTCGTGGCAAGGCCAACCATACTCCTACCCCCTTGTTCGTTAAGGAACTTGGGGATAGAAGTCGCCAACTTGTCCTGAATAGGCTTGCTCACGGCAAGAGCAGTGCAGGCAGCAACTAGGGCAGCAGCCATCTGCTCGTCAGTGAGGTTTAGGGGGTTCTTACTTTCGGGCTTCTCAGCCTGGCCGTTAGCCGCGTGCATTCCCTGAGGTTGGGGAGCGGTCATCTGGGGCATCATACCCTGCATGCGGGGCTCCTCGGTCATCTGGGGTGGGTCCATCATAATATCATTAATTGGTGTAGAATCCATCGTCTCTTTACTTTGACTCACATTTTTTTCAGGTTGATTGTACGCTTGATTAGGGACAAAGGCTGTAGAAGGTTTATCCGTTAAAGGTACCATTCCTTCCCCGTCGTCTGCCAAATTCATGGTAGTCATTCGATCTGAAGCCATTTAATATACCCATAGTTTTTTGAACAATTATCGAGACGCACCTACTTAGTCTTTGTGATCTTGAGGCTTGTTTTCTTAGTCGCCTTCTTAGCATCATCCTCCTTCTGCTGCTGATGTTTGGGATTGTACATCTTCTGATGTAATCTCCATAAATCTGGACCACCAACCCTGAAACCCTTCCTAACCGTTGCTTTGTACCAAAATACACAATCCTGAATCTTGTTAGATTTTACCGTATTATCTAACACGAGACATTCATAATTCTCTGTACAAGCATCCATCACCTTACAGAACATATCAAATGAGGGGAATATACCAAAAAAGGATTTGTAAAGTTTCTCTCTATTCTGAATGATGTTCTCCCTGAGGATAAACACGTAATCCACATTGGCTCGTAGTGCTGGTGGTAAGTCCATAACATATTGCATTGTCAACATAAAGAAGATCTTCCAATGACGACCATTCATAAAACACTGTCGAATACATGTGTCTTTTAGAAACTTTGAGTCATACATACAGTCATCCAGAAGCATGAAGGCTCCACAATTTTTCTTACCCGCACCCACTAATTTACGTTGTCGAGCCATAACCCTTTCTATAGCATCTCTGTCATAGTCGCCATAGACAAACAAGTCAGGGATAAACTCAGAGTAAAAATGATTACCCTCTTCTGTTCCTGAGAGTACAATACCCGCTGGGAGGTGTTTCTTATGATACATGATATCTTTCACCAGTGTTGATTTACCAGTGTTACGCTTACCTATGAAAACACACACCCTGTCATCTGTGATCGTCTCGGGTTTGAATTTCCTCAATTGAAGATTCATTCTATTGTACTGTCTCGTTTTATTTAACAAAATTTTACTCATATACAGTAGGAATGTCTGGTCGTCTGAGACTTGCTGCCACTGGGGTCCAAGATGAATGGCTCACAGGTGAACCACAGTTTTCATACTTTTTAACAAACTTCAAAAGACATTCAAAATTTGCTTTTGATTATGTTGAGAGTCAATTTGATGGAGATATAGATTTTGATAAAACCATTACATGTAGAGTACCTGGGGATAAAGGTGATTTGGTTAAGAACCTTACGTTGAAAATAACTCTCAAAGACCCAACACCTGACAGCGGTGGTGCAAACAACAATATATGGTGTCCGTCTGTTATAACTCATTTAATCGAGCATGCAGACCTTCTTATAGGGGGGCAACCTATTGAACGACTCACAGGAGAGTACATTTACATGCATCAACAACTGTACAATACAAGTGATGATATAGATCAAACACTATACTTTTTAAATGGACACGGTAATATTTTGAGTTATGCTTCTGGTACAAATTATACATATTTCTTGGAACTACCATTCTATTTTTATAGAAATCCATCCCTAGCTATACCAACGTGTGCCTTAACTAAACAAGTTGTAGAAGTTAGAATTAAACTCAGACCTCTTTCTGAACTTATATTTGGTGGATCTTTCGCAGGTGATGTTGCAGAGATTCCCAAGTTCTCGATGGATACAGAGTTTGTCTATGTATCCCCAGATGAAAGTAATTTCTTAAAGTCGAGACCGTTAGATTATCTCATTACACAGGTACAAATGTCTAAATTCAAGATGAAAGCTGGTGATAATACAAAATCAGTTATGCTCAACTTCAAACATCCAGTCAAAGAACTTTTCTTCGTATCACAATCCGATAGAGCTTTTGCAAACAATTATCCAACTGAATTCAATACGATAATAAATACCGAACTCCGTTTCAATAATGAAGTAGTGTTCAATAGAGATGGAAAGTTTCTTGGATATGAACAATCCCTAAACCACCATGTAAATTCACCGAATTCTAGTGCAATTACACCTGGTGCCCCATTTGGGGTTGCTGGTAGATTTGGACCAGGTAAATTTGGTATGTACTCATTCTCGCTTAAACCCGAGGTCTATTATCCAACTGGACAGGTTAATATGAGTCGTATATCACACAAACTATTTAAGATAACAATTGAGGGTCTACGTGATGCGAACAATAATGTCAAATATGCAGATAGTGATAGCGAGACACGTGTGTATGCTGTCAATTATAACGTATTGAGAATTAACAGTGGATTAGCTGGTTTAAAATTTTAGATTGATATAGTAGTAATGGCTGGTGAACTTCAGTTGATGTCTTCAGGGCCTCAAGAGAAGTTCTTTACGTTAGACCCAGACTATAGTCATTTTTTGGAAAGTTTTAAAAAACACACAAACTTTTCAAATGAATATGTGGATCTAGACCCAGAGAATGAAGCTGACTTTGGTAGTATTGTTAAGTTTAAAATCCCCCAAAATCAAGGTGATTTACTGAAAACTCTGAGTTTAAAGGTCACTTTACCTAGTATCACCACATCAGGGGTTTGTTATCAAGAATCGGCTGGACATGCCCTCATAGAACATGTAGATCTAATCATTGGTGGTAAGGTTATTCAGCGCCTAACAAGTGATTGGCTCCAAATATATTCGGAGCATTTTGTTACCCAAACAAAACAAATAGCACTTGAAGAATTGATTGGTAAGTTTCCAGAGAGAACAGCGCATCGACGTGTTTCAAACCGTTTGATTGTTGCCAGAAATGCTTTGGGAAATACACAAGATATCAGTTTTTTTGTAGACTTACCATTTTACTTTTACAATCACCCAGAACTTGCCATACCTCTATGTGCTATAAACCGTCAGGAAGTTGAAGTTGAATTCAAATTAAGGACTGCACAGGAGATTGTTATTCAAACTAATGGAAATAAAGCTGATATTTCACAAGAGACACCAAAAATTAAGGATTTCCAACTCTGTGCAGAAGTTGTACATGTAGATTGTGAAGAAAGAATTAAAATGCAAAAATCAAGGCGAGATTACCTAATCACACAAATTCAACAGAATGTTTTTGAT